AAACCCTGTACGTGATTCAAGCGTGATGACCGTTCGTGATATGTTGACAGAAGTGGTGGAGCGGCGGAGGCAGGACTTGAATTATCTCAAGACTGTCGTGGGTGGTGCCGAGAGGTACTACGTACCGTCGCTTCCGGAGAGAAATGTCGGGGAGAGGGCGCTCAAGGACGAGTTGCAAAGCCTAGGCGAGCCTCCTTCCGTCGCGACCTCCCCCGACATGGACCTGTCGTTTTTAACGATGGGAAAACCTGTGCCTGTATCCGGCCTCATGTGTGAGGGTATCCCGGTGCACCCCCCTGGGGTGCACCAGGAAAAGGGTGCAGTTTCCACCAACAGGGTCTTCGGAGGTTCACGGTGGGATAAGGAGTGGATCCGGCGTGTTTTAACATTCGCCGAACTTGACGAAGTAGAGCCCGCATTAACGAAGTACGTTTATACGCGTGGGACGGCGTCTGGGTTTGAGGCCAGACTCCGTGGGTTAGCGACCCGCGCTCCACCTCAGATTACAAGCTCTTTGGGAGTTGGTGATCGGAAGGTGTTGGAGCGCCTGGAGAAATTGCTACCCCTGAAGCCGGGCAGGCCTGATTGGCCTGTTGATTGGCATGCGGACCTTTCGGAGCAGTTCGAGGCTATAAAGACGAGTAAGATCTCGTCCGCCGGAGCCCCGTATTGGAGAGATAAGAGAGAGGCGGCGTCTGTTTGTATGGACGTCGTCCTTCCTATATTGCACAAGGCGATTGCAGAAGGAAAGGTGGCAGAGTTGTGCAAAGATCAGCCTGAGCTGTTTCTTGGTGAGGTTAAGAATAAGCTCGACCGATATGAGCCTGAGAAAGTGGCCGGGAAAACCAGGCCCTATTTTGCGTTGCCGTTCCACTGGCAAGCGATGTTTTCTATGATGTCGCAACCGTTTACGGCCCTTTTGGGCCAGTTTCCGGATGGTGGGAGCAACGCGTATGGTTTTTCTCATGCTCATGGTGGCGCTCAGCGCCTGGTTGAGTGGGCCCGCCAATGTAAGGATTTGGAGCGTGGAGGGCGACCGCGTTTCTGTGCGTACGGAGACGACGTCGACCTCTACTGGAGAAGGGCAGGCACCCTTTATAGGGTGACACCCGACTTCAGGCAGATGGATGCCAGTGTTGATTTCACAACTGTGCGCCTGACCGTTCTGTATGTGTACGAGCAGCTTGCGAAGAGGTGGGGGCCCAACCCCTACTTCGAGCAAGTTGCAGAGTGGTGGGTTCGTTATGCAACGAACCCGTGGTTCCTTGTGCATGGGTCTGGGGTGTATAGGAAGAAGTCGAAGGACGGCCTCATGACTGGGGTCGTGGGAACGACTCTCTTCGATACTGTGAAGAGTGTGCTCGCTTATGACGAATGGGCAACGCAGGTCGCAGACTACCGCGATTACAACCTGTTGGAGGAGAAAGGGGCCATAGAGTTCTTTAAGCGAACCTTTGGCCTGGATGTGAAAGAAGGAACGTGGAAGCCCGAGGTGGTGCGAGAACATCCCGCGCCCCTCGAGCTGTGGTCAGAGAACAAGTTTCTCGGGATCCGCCTCCAGTATCGGCAGGGTCCCACGGCCGTGGAGCCAGTGCCATACCTCGATCACGAGGAGTGGATGGAGCTCCTGATGGCGCCGAGGGATGACCCCGCACGGAAGATCAAAGCTGGGGGGTCTGCGAAGGCAGACTCATATTTGATGAGATCCCGAACGTGGTTCGATAGAGCCAGAGGCTACTTAGCGACGGGAGCTGCGTTTTCTGAACGGACCCGATTGCTGATCGGGGGCGTCGTGAACCAGCTTGACCCTGTTGCCGTGGTTATGAGTGTGCAGGCAGGGAGAGGAAAAGGCGAAGTGCCTGAGCTCTCCGGGCCCGTCGGAGAGGAGTGGGAATGGCCGGATAGTTCCGGCTTTCCCTCTCTCCGGTGGTGTGAGAACCTGTACTTCAGTGAAGGCAACCAGTGGGGAGAAGAGCATCCCCTCTGGGTCGAGCTGTTTCCCGACGTCCGGCCCTTGTTGGAGAGGTATAAGGCTGCCAACCTTACCCCAAAGATGGCCGTGGTAGAAGTGTATAAGGGGAAGCCGGACCGCGATCCACCCCTTATGGCGCAGCAGGTGCTGGAGTACGTGGAGGAGACGAATGAAGGAGAGGAGCGGGAAGTGCAGAGGATGGATCCTGTGGATGCAGTGAAGGAGCCGCCTAAGCTTCCGATGACTAAGACTCGAGAGCGAGCTCCGATTCTTGATTACCGGATGGACGGCACTTCTGTGCCAAGGCAGAGGATTCCTACTTTCCGAGAGCTGGTGTGGGGTATGTTTAAGACCATGAAGCGCCCCCCCCCTCCCCCAAGGACCAAGGGTGGGGTGTATCGTGCTTCGCCCGAGTATTCTGCTCTGAAGAGTTACCTGGAAGCGTCCGGACTGGAGATGTCCAGTCTGTGGACCACACCGGTGCTCTCCGTGAGAAGGATAGCGGAGAATTTTGGGCGGTCTGAGGCCTCCGTGGAGGCGGAGGCGCGGAAGCTTGGCCTGTACGTGATTGGCAAGAGTTATAAGCTGATCACGAAGGTCAAGCTGGAGACCGCAAACCCCGGTATTGCGAACCAGTTTAGGAAGCAGGAGTTGTCTAATAAAGAGAAGGCAAAGATTGTGTCTGCGGATACGTCGAAGGTGCTGTCAGTTTTGGCGCACAAGGTCCCAGCGCTTGGAATATCATATAAAGTTCGGAAGGTGGGGCCAGATCCCCAGTTTCTGAAGCCTGGGAAGCTTGTTCCCGACAATCCTATGGCGTCTCTGAACAGCCTTATGCAAAATAACGGGCTGCTGCCGGTTATTAAGAACCGGAACGTACCCTCTCCCATAACATCGAAGTCTAAGGAGCAAATGACGGAGACCGTTCTTTCAGTAACAGATCTTGACCGTACAACTGTGAGGCCTTGGTTGCAGACGGTCGGCACCTCTTCGAGGAAGAATTACGCTGCCCTCTTCGAATATGCGGTTCGCATAGGAGGAGCGGAAGAGGAGTCTCTCCCCGATTGGAGTCAGGTTGTTGAGCGGGAAGAGAGAGCAAGGTTTGAGTCCCCCTCTGGAGTAGTGCTGGTGATAAAGGATAAATTCCTTATGCCAGGTCCCGACCTCAATGAAGAGGACGGGTGGGTTGCGGAGCACGGGTTTCTGTGGCGACACGGAACCGTGTGGAAGCAGAGGAGGAGTGAAACTCTAACGCAGTTCTGCGACAGGACGATGAAGGTCCTTGAGCAAAGCGGCAGAAGTGAGATTTTGTGCAGAGCCCCTAAAAGCCGAAAACCCCCCCCATTACCACCGATCGACTTTTAGACTGCCATGCCGCCCAAACGCACACCCCAAGCAAGAGCTGGACGGAGAAGAAGGCGAAGAAACGCTGCAGAGAGACGACAATTGAATGCCGGAAGAGTGGGTACCTCTGGAGGTGTACCGGCTGGAGCGACTGCCCCTACGATCATGGCTAGAGCTCCAGCGCGTGCGCTACGTAGACGTCGGAGAGGACCCGGTCCTCAGATTGGAAATGGAGGCCGGATCACTCTCTCCAGGGACGAGCTTCTCGTCCAGGTTGTCACGACTGCGTCGACAACTGAGTCGGTTAAGGGATTGGAGCTTAAGCCCTCTGCGGGGCTTATGCCCTTCCTGTTTCGGCTAGCCTCGTGTTATCAGAGGATACGCTGGGTCAGGATGGCAATCCTGTGGAAACCCGCAGTTGGTACTAATACGAATGGTATCATCTCCTATGGTGTGGCTTTCAATAATCAGTCGATTAAGTCCCGTGCTGGAGTGCTCTCGTTGACCCCCTGCTGCGACCATGCGGTCTGGCAGGGGACTGGTGCCCCCCTGGTGATTCCCGCGGACATGCTGATGTCCCGGAAGTGGTATGTGTTAAATGCGACAGGAGAGGGTAAGTTCGACGAGTCTGTAGGAACCTTCTATTTCGGCCTGACCCATGACTCAGAAGGGGCTGCGAAGTCCCGGGGTGAGTTTTGGGTGCGATATTCAGTCGAGATGGAAGGGACGAATGAGGCATAGCAATTAGTGGAGAGTGTGCAGGTGAGCTCTCCTATTATTAATAAGGAGAAGGAGTACCGGACCTGGTTTGACGATAGCCAGCCCCCGGAGCGCAAGTTTTGGAAGATAGAGCCCCTGCCTGAGTTTCGGCCAGGGGACCCTCTGACTGTCATGGAATCGAAATGGGTCCATGACGGGGAGATTTATGTACCATCTGCCCCTGCATTATATAGGGGTCAGCTCCCGTATACAGATGCTATAATCACGGTTCCCGGAGGACAGGATTGGAC